TAGTGGCTGCTTCATCTTTTGCTTGTGTCATTTCTGCAGCTAACTCCGCCTGTTGGTCTTTATAACTATCCTGAAGCTTTTGGAAAATCTCCTCATCATCACCATTCTGATACCAAATAGCTTCTTGAAAAACACCAGGTTCACCACCGTTAGATGTAGCATCATTAACAGCTTCATCCCACGCTTCACCAGAAAGTTTATTCCATATTACATCTGTATTAACCGGAGGCTCTAATCTATACTGAGGATTAGTAGCGGCATTTACACCTCTAGATAAGTTTTTTGGCATAGAATCTCCATCCCTAGATCCATCGTAACGACTAATAGTTATGGTTTCTTTATCATTTCCAGAGCCATCTTTAACTTTTATTACTAGATTATCAGAATCAGAATCACCACCGTTATATGGTTGTAATTCGTAAGAATCACCAGCTACTAAATTGTAGAAAAATGGAGCTTTAGGTTGCCCTGTGTTGTTATCTACTAAATTTACTTGTATTGTTGCCATAATTTAAAATTTTAAAAGGTTAATAAATTACGCTACGAACAATACGAAGTTATTAGCAGCTTGTACACAAAGACATCTTTCAGACAAGTAATGAACTTCCATAGCATCTAAAGATGATGTATAAGCACCACCTACAGAACCAGTAATCCATGACTTCATTCTTCTGTCATCAGTCTCAGAAGCTCTATATCTTACGTGTAAGAAAGGACGTCTGATGTTTGATCCTAACATTTGATCATATACAGTTGAAGTACCTGCAGGTATTAACACACCTTTGATATTGTCAACCATTCCCCTTGTAGAAGCATCATTTAGATATTTCCAATCAGTTTTGTAGAAGTCATAAGAACCTCTTCTAAAACCAGAGAAACCAAAGTTAAGAGCCATTTCAGCTTCATTATCGAATAAACCATAAGAAGCAGCTGAAGAAGCTTGATAAGAACTACCAGCTTGTGTAGCAATCATATCGTCAAAGTCAAGAGCAGTAGCTCTGTCTAAGAATAACATGTTTTCTTCAATAGCGCCTTGTAAATCTAATTCTTGTAAAATAGCATCGAAATCACCTAATGCACCAGAACCAGGACCTGCAGCACCTGCAAAACCTTGGTATACATTACCTCTTTCTTCAATAGCTGAGAACATACCTTGTGTACCAGAACCAGCAGTAGGTCCAGCAGCAGCAGCAAAGTTAGCAGCTGTAGCAAGCTCACCTTCAACCATAGCCATTTCTAAGTAATCTTCATATCTAAGTCTAGTTTCAGATTCAGCTTTCATATACCATAAAAATCCAGATGTTCCATCTTCAGTTGCAACTTCAACCCAACCAATTTGAGCAGTGTCAGAACCGTTAACTTCATATTTGTCTTTAATGATAATTGGCTTGTTTTGAAACTGAGTGAAAGTTGGAGTAACAGAACCATTCATACCCTCTGTACCTTTTGCAAAGTCAGAACCATAAACAAATAGTTTTAATCCATTTGGTGATAACGAACCAAAGTCATTAGCAGTATAACAAGCAGCAGTAAAAGTTAAAACGCCTGGAGCGCCTGGGTTAGGTGCTGTAACTACTAAACCTTTTAAAGTTATTTCTTGTGCTGGATCATAAACTACAAATGTTTGATTTTGTCTAACAACAACTTCGTTTCCAGGAGGAATAGCAACTGTAAACTCGTTGTTATTTGCTCCACCTAGCGTTACATCTTCATAACCAATATGTAATCTATTTTGTTCAGACCAAATAACCTGATCTGATGTCATAGGCATTTCAGCGCCTACCATTCTTAAAAAACCTGATAACGTTCTGTTACCAAATCTTTCCACTTCCTGCTCATATAATTCAGGAAGATACTGTTGTGCAAAATCCGCAAAGTTAGCTCCATTCGCATCGTTCCACTGTAAATAGTTAGTTGACAGTATACTTTGATCTTGAGTTGGAATTAACCCGGGACCTGTACTTAAAAAGTTTCCCATTTTTTAAATTTTATCTTTTTTTAATTTTTAGTTTGGAACTATTAACACCGCTAACTGCTTTTACTTTTAATCCGTTTAAATAAATATCTTCTGGCGCGCTTTTGCGTGCTTCAGTATTTATGTTTTTAGATTTAGCAACAACATCTTTTACAGCGTCAGCTTTACCTTGCTCATAAAAATGTTGTGCTATAGTATCCGCATTTCTAGCAGCGTACATAGCTTTGTGATAGCCTTTAACATCTACAACTTCGCCTTTATCGTTTAAGAACTTCTTAACTACATTTGAAATATCCGATTGAGCATTAGCAACATCGTCAGGGTTAGAAACTCCATATCTAAATCTTTTCTCTCCAACACTAAATTCAAAACCTTTGAATTCATTTGAAAAGAAATTTTTAGTATCTTGTTTAAAACTCTCATGCTGCTTACGCGCTATCTCTTTGTCTTTAGAGAATTTATCAAAAAACTCTTTTGCTTTAGTTAGTTCATTATTTACTGTAGGCCTCAACTTGATTTCTTCGTAATATTTTTCTTTTAAACCATCTAAAAACTTTCTTGCTTTTGCTACTTCCTCTTTTTTAGCGAGTTTTTTTCGACGTTGGTCTCGCTCTTCGTCGTAATCTTCATCCACTTTAAACTTCTCTTCCATAATAAAATTTATTTCTTCAGTGTCTAAATGTGGTTTAGTATTTTTATAATATTCTTTTAATAATGTATCTTCATCTACATTACTATAATCAGCGTTTAATCTAACATAATCGTTAATATCACCGCCTGTTTCTTTCATGAAGTTTACCAGTTTTTCTATATTTTCAGGTAAATCATTTTTAGGTTGTTCAACTTCTTTTATTTCTTCTTCTTCTACAGGTTGCTCAGTTATTTCTGATATTACAGGCGTGTCTTCACTTTTACTTTCTTCTTTAGTTTCTTCTACTTTTTCGGCATCCCGTATTTCTTCAACCACTTGCGTGCTACTTGTCTCGTCTTTCTTTTCTTCGACAACAACATCGCTATCGCTTGTTTCTTGTGCTTGAACGGCATCTTCTTCTTTTTTATTTAGATTAATTTTAGGAGTATCGGTAGATTTGTTTGTTAACTTTTTTGGTCTACCTGGTTTTTTCTTTATTTTAAATTCTCCTTCTTGCTTTACTTCTTCTGTTGTTTTATTTTCTTCCATAATATTATATAATTAAATAGTTGCTCCTACATTTGCTGTTCATTTGGCACTTGCGGAACTTGTGTTGATAGTTCTTCTGCTAACGGTGGACCTTGGTTTTGATCTCCAAAATCTGTAGGTAACAGACCATCTTGTCTTTGCTGGATCATAGCACTCTGTTGAGTAGCTTCCATTTTTGATCTTTGATCTTTACGATCTTCAATCATTTGTTCTCTTTTTAAATCTCTACCAACTCTTACTTGCTCTAACTGCATGTCATAACCAAATTGTTGCTCGGCTAGTGTAAGCTTATTTTGTAATTCAGCTTGCATACGTTTTATTTCAAAGTCAGCTTTACCTTGCTCTATTTGTAATTCAGTTTGAGCAATAGCTTGTTTCTTTTGCACTTCATACATTGCTGATTGTTCAGCTTGTTTAGCGTTGGCTTGAGCTTGAGCTTGAATCATTTGCTGTTTTGCTTTTTGATCAGCTTCAGCTTTTTGTTTTCTTTTTAATTTTAACAACTGATTAGCAAGCTTTAAATTATGTATTTGTCTTATATCAATAGCGTCTTCTAGATTTATCTGTTGACTTTGTAATGCTATTTGAATGTTTTGTTCTAGAGTTTGTTTTTCTTCTTCGTCAGGCTCAAGCTCTAAAAATATACCAAAATCGTATAAATGCAGTTCTTTCATTTCTTCTAATGTTGCTACATTATACAAGCTTATACTATTAACTAAAGCTTCATTTGTCAAATCAAACTCTAAAGAATCAGCTATTCTTAATGATATGTTTTCGCAAGCTCTAAGAGTAAGATATAGTCCTGCGTCTAATATATGTCTAGTTGCTGTATTTGACTGCGCTACAGCTAACTTCTGCATGCCTAATAAAGCATCTTTATCTGGCTTGCTGCCGTCTCTAGCTTCATTAAGTCCGGTCACATCTCTTATCATTTGTAGATAATATTGATACGTCTGTATTAAAGACTGTATCTTAGCCATGCCGTTATTGCTGTTAAGTTCTTGTATAGGTATTTTACCTGGATTAATATCACCATCTTGTGTCATAGATCTACCTACAATACTACCAGTTTGAAAATACATATTTAATGCTTCACGTGGATTATAACTAGTACCATTTCCTAAGTCAACCTCAGCTAAGCCATCTACATCTAAATAAACACCATCAGGAACAACTCTTGATAAAACTTGTTGAAGCTTTAATGATGTAAGCTGTATCATATCCGCAAACGTAATCATACGTTCTACTAATGAAGTTATTCTACCTTTGTATAAATCAGGAGCACATAAAACATAGTTCATATTAACCTTAGTTAAATTAGACTTTGGCCTTGTCATATTGTTGGCAACTTCCCATTGTAACATTATAGGATGTCCTAATATTTTAGCTCCACTATATAATACTTCTATAGATCTACTAACTCTTTCAAACCCATCATTTGGTGGTGGATTAAAAGTGTCAGGTTTTTCTAGCGCTTTTTCTAGTCCATTGCCCGTTGTTTTTATTTTAAAAACTTGGTCAGCATATGTTTTATATTCAAAGTATAATACCTGTACAGTATCATCATCTCTATTACCTCTATAATTTCTTCTATAATTTGTATTACCTGGAAACTTCTGTATCATTTGAAGTTCATCGTCTGTCAAGTTTGGAAACTGCTTTTTAAGTTCAGGTAATGATATATTTTTTACTTCGCCAACATAGTATATATCTTCAAAATTTGGATCATCTGTATATGAATAAACTATATTAGCTGGATCTACATATTCTACAGTTACACCATTTGCTTTATTCCAGTTAGTTTTCACAGCACCAATGCCTAGCTCAACTAAATCTTTAAAAAATCTACGTTTAGTTAACTCGTATTTGTTTCTATCTAAAACATTGTTAATAGCCTCTTCTTCTGCTATTTCTATTGATTGCTTATAATCTAACTGTAAGTGTATTTCTAATTCTTCTTCATTTTCAGGAACATTATTCATACCTTGTACTTCTGATATGTCCATGCCCATTTGTTGTTGCACTTGTTGAATAAACTCTCTAGTTGCTATATTTTTATGAAGTTTTCTAGCGTATTCTGTTCTTTTCTTTTGTGAAGCTGGATCTTGTGCAAATGCTTTTATGTCGTATATTTTCTCTGACATACCATTTACCACTATATCGACAAATTTAGGAATAACAGCAACAGGTGTCCAGTCTAAATTAAGATAAGATAAATCACCGTTAATAGATAATTCATCTTTATATTTTTGTATTGATTGTTCACCTCTAGCATATAATCTTCTTCTATGATATATATTATAATTATTAGTATATCTAGCTCCACCTACGCCGGCAGCCCACCACTCACCTTCTATAGCTCTAGCAACTGCTAAGCCATAATCCAAAGACATTTTCTCTTCTTGAGGAACTACTTGATCCGGGAAGGAACTTTGTGAATTAGTATAAATCATGTATTATATTATTTTTGAAAACACTCCGTCGTTGTTATATTTTTTAAATCCTAAATCCATTTTTTTAACTTGCCTAGTGCTTGTTGGTCTATATTTATTTTTATTACAAGCCATTATTGCTAAGCCAGAACTAATAGAAGCATCATGCTTTGTTCTGTTGTTTATGTTAAAGTTAGCCCAGTCTTCTAAAGTAGATTGATGATACATATCACCATAACCTTCTTCTTTTAAGCCAACAAAATCTTCTATATAAGCTTCAATAGCTGCCGCGTGAACTTGCTTTATATTTTCACTTGAATTAGGTATACCACCTATTTCTTTTTCTGCTACTGATAAATTATTCCAAACCTTATCAGGTCTATTAATACTAAATTGTCTATACCCTCTTCTTTTTAAGTAATACAATAATCTAGGTTTATTGTTTTCAGCAAGTACAGGCATACCGTAAAACACCATAGCCATTAATACATCTTCAAAAAATATTTCAGCTGTTTG